ATTCAAGCAATCCTACATTCTATAATTTATATATGTGGCTACATAGAAAAAAAGGAGATGTAGAGCCTGCCCAACAAGTACCAATGCAATTTACTCAGGTTAGTGGGTTTAATGCTTATAATACTCCTAGTCCAGAAACATCTACTTCTAATGGTGCTATTGTTATACCTAGTTCTTTAGTTACGTATCCTGCTCAAATTTTAGGGTTTTCACTTGATCTTACCCCTACAACAAACGATGCTTATGATATACAAATCTATAGAAATGGTAGTTTATATTATCAAAAAACTAACGTGCAAGGAGCTGAAACATTAACTGATGCTGATTTTACTTTAACAGCAGGAAGTTTTACTGTCTCTATAGGTTCTACTTCAGTTGTAACTTTTAATAGTGCTAATATAATTTGGGAAATCAATGGTCAATTAGGTGGTGAAGTTATAGGTGGTTGGACAGATATTTGGCGTTCTATTTCAAGCACAGTAACCTCTACTACATTTGAATTTGTAATAACAGAACAAATACCCAAAATGAAGATAATAGATTTCCTAAGTGCTTTGTTTAAGATGTTTAATTTAACAGCTTTTGTAGATGACACAGGTACAATAGTAGTGAGAACTCTAGATAGTTATTATTCAGCCTCTAGTGTGGAATGGGATATAAATAAATATGTCAATATAGATAAAGGAACTGTAGATATTGCTTTACCTTATAAAGAAGTAGAATTTAAATTTCAAGGATTAGGTACATTTTTAGCTAAACAGTTTGAACAATTAGAAAACACAGGATGGGGAAGTTTAAGCTATTCTTTAGATAATGCTAAATATGATGCACCTTCAGAATCTTATAAAATTGAAATACCTTTTGAACATTTACAATATCAAAGGCTTGTAAACGCTACAGGAGGAGCAGATACAGACATACAATGGGGATGGTCTGTAAATGATAATAAAGAATCCTATTATGGTTTGCCTATTATATTCTATGCTATTAAGATTACAAGTGGAACAGCTATTAGCTTTATGACTAGCACATCAGCTAACCAATCTGAAACTGATTATATAATACCTTCTAATAGTAGAGCGTTAGCTTCAGGAACAAGCACAGAGAACATAAACTTTCAGCTTGAAACAAATGAATATACAGGTGGAACTACGTTTACAGGAACTTTATTTGAGAACTATTATAAGACTTATATAAGTGCTGTATTTAACAATAGAAGAAGATTAACAAAAGTAAAAGCTCAATTACCTTTAAAAATTATTTACAATTTAAAATTAAACGACAAAATTTCGTTAAATAACTATACATATAAAATTAATAGTTTAACAACGAACTTAACAACAGGAGAAAGTAGTATAGAATTATTAAACGAAGTATGATAAAGAATATTATAGATTTATTGCAAGTTTCTAATGGAGAAACAGAAAACATTAGAATAGCTCAAGGTAAATATGCTTTACCTGAAAGTTTTTCAAAAGCAATTAAACAAGTTAAAAAACACTCAAAATGGGAAGAATAGTACAAGAGGTAGATTTAAAAGCTAATACTGGACAAGCTGAAAAGAATATAGAAAATCTTAACAAAGATTTAGAACAAACTCAAGCTGATCTAGGAGGTATTGAAGAAGCAGGTGATAAAATGACTGGAGGTCTTATCTCTGGTTTTAAGGGAATGTTAGCAGGTGTTAAAAGTGCTATTGTAGGTTTAAAAACATTTAGAGGTGCTTTACTTGCTACAGGTATTGGTGCATTTGTTGTAGCTATTGGTGCTGTTACAACAGCTTTAAGTAATTCAGAAGAAGGACAAAATAAATTCAGTAAATGGCTAACGCAAATAGGAGCTATACTCGGTAATGTTACTGACATATTAGGTAATTTTGGTAATGCTATTATAAATTTTGTTACAGGTAATTTTGATGAAGCTGCTGAATCTATTGCTGCTGTTACAGAAGGAATTAAAAACTTTGGAGAAGAGACTAGAAAGGAAATACAGGTTGCAGGTGAGTTAGCTGATATGAGAGCTAGAGCTGATAAACTTGAACGTAAGTTACAAGTAGAAAGAGCCAAAGCAGATAGAGATAGAGCAGAGTTATTAGAACAAGCTGTAAATAAAGAGAAGTTTTCAGTAGAAGAAAGGATTAAGTTTCTAGAAGAAGCAGGAAGGTTAGAAGAAGAAATAACTAACAAAGAAATAGAAGCAGCTAGATTAAGATTAGAAGCTAAGATTCAAGAAAACGCTTTATCAGCATCTACTAAAGAAGATTTAGATGAAGAAGCAGAATTGAAAGCTATGCTTATTCAATTAGAGACTGCTAAACTTACAAAACAAAAAGAGGTAACATCTCAAACTATTGCTTTAAAAGCTGAAGAGGCTGCTGCCTTAAAAGCTATTGAAGATGAACAAAAAAGAGTTAAAGATGAACAGGAAGCTACTGACCTAGCTAAAAAACAAGAACAAGATAAAATAGCTGCTGAAATACAAGCTCAAGAAGACGCAAAAGAAAAAGAAAGGTTAGATATTATAGCATCTGAAAAAGAAGCAAGAGATCAAGCTGTAGCTGACAGAGAAATAGAACTAGAGCAAAAAAGACTAGCTGCTAAAAGTGCTGTAACTAATGGTATTATTGGTTTATTTGGTGCTGAATCAAAAGCAGGTAGAGCAGCATTGATATTTAAACAAGTAATGATAGCTCAAGAATTAATAGCAGAAGCTAAAAAAACTATAACTATGGCAAGTTTAGCAAGTACAAGAGCTGCTACTGCTACTACAGAAGGAGCTGCACAAACTGCTAAAATAGGATTCCCACAAAACATACCTATGTTAATTGGTTATGCTCTACAAGCTGTAGGTATTATAATGGCTATTAAAAGTGCTGTAAGTAAAACAAAAGCTATAGCTGCTCAAGCAGGTGGTTCAGGTAGTGTGCCAAGTATATCAGCTCCTTCAATTCCAACTGCTGCTGCTCCATCTAGTCCTCCAGATATAGCTAGTGTAGGAGGATCAGGAGTAAATCAATTAGCAAGTGCTATAGGACAACAGAATCAACAACCTATTCAAGCATTTGTGGTTAGTAATGATGTAACTACAGCACAAAGTTTAGAAAGGAACATAGTAGATGGTGCATCTATTGGTTAAATACAAAATAATAAAATAAAAGCGTTATACAATTATGAAAATCATTGAACTTATATTAGACGAAGCTCAAGAAATGATGGGTATAGATGCAATTTCTATTGTAGAAAACCCTGCTATAGAAGAGAATTTTTTAGCTTTAAAATCAGAAGAAATTACACTAACAGAAATAAATAAAGAGAAAAAAATCTTAATGGGTGCTTTACTTATCCCTAATAAACCTATTTATAGAAAGAATGAGGAAGGGGAATATTACATCTACTTCTCTAAAGATACAGTAGAGAAAGCCTCACAATTATATCTTAAAAATGGTAATCAAAACAACTCAACTTTAGAACATCAGCACGAACTTAGTGGACTAACCTTAGTAGAATCTTGGATTGTAGAAGATGAAAAGTATGATAAGTCCAGAAAATATGGATTAAACGTACCAGTAGGTACTTGGATGGGAGCAGTAAAAGTAAACAATGATGATGTGTGGAATGAATACGTTAAGACTGGTAAGGTAAAAGGTTTCAGTATTGAAGGATATTTTGTAGACAAAATGGAAAAGAAAGAAAAAGACTACTCAAGTCACTTGGCTGAAATAGAAGAAGAAGAAGCTAAAGAAATGCTTTCAGATATTTCTGATATATTAATAAACAAAAAAGGGAAAAAATCTAAAACTGAATATCATTCAGACTATCCTCAATCAGTAAGAAACAATGCAAAGAAAGGATTAGAACTAAATAAGAAATTAAATAATAAATGTTTTTCATCTATTAATAGAATAAGAGCTAATAAGTTAAGTAAAGGCAAACCAATATCAATGTCTACTATTAAAAGGATGAATAAATATCTCTCTAAGGCTGAAGAGCATTTTGATGCTAAAGATAAGCTATCTTGTTCAACTGTTAATTTCCTTTTATGGGGTGGATTAGCTGCTAAAAAATGGTCAGCATCTAAACTTAAAAAAATTAATAAATAACTATGGATATTTCTGTTTTAAGAAATGTGTTATCACATATTGAACAAGTAGATAAAAAAGTATATTTAGATCAAGTGGTAGATTCTAATTATGCTATTATAGATGATAGACTTGCTTATGATACTCAAGAAAAAGCAGAAGAAGTAGCTGAAGATTTAGGATGCTCAGGTTATCATACTCACGATTTTGAAGGACAAACGTGGTATATGCCTTGCGAAACACATACAGCTAAATGAAAAATAAAAAGACATTTATACCAAGTAGGACAAGTCCAGTAGGAAGTAACAGAGCTTGTCTATGTAAAGACACTAATACTTATAGTATTGATTGCTGTGATGGATCATTATGGTCACAGGGAATTGGAGTTATAAGTAGGACTGCATCTTAAAAATGCAAAATTAATTTTAATAACCGTTATATGTTTAATTATGAAAGCAAGTGAAATGATAAATCAAATCAAAACACTCCTTGACATTCAGGTAAAACTTGAAGAAAGGAAATTAGAAAATGGTACAGTTGTAGAGGCTGAATCATTTGAAAAGGGTAGAGAAATTTTCATCAAAACTGATGATGAAAAAGTCGCTATGCCTGTTGGTGAATATATCTTAGAATCTGGCGAGTTAATAGTCGTAGAAGAAGAAGGTATAATTGCTGACGTTAGAGACGTAAGTGATGACGTTCCTGCTAAAGAAGAAGATTCAGCAGAAACAGAAGATTTGGAAAAAGATGACTCTGAGACAGAAAACTTAGAGGAAGATGATCCAAATAGATATGTTACTGTAGAAGATTGGAGAGGAATGGAAGAAAGAATTGCTAATTTAGAAGATGCTATTTCTGATCTTAAAAAAGATAAGGAATCTAATTCTGAAAAAGTAGTTGAAGCTGAAGAACAACCTAAAGATAGACAGCCAAAGTCTAGAACAGTAAAAGAGGAGTTCTCAGAAAAAGAAAATAATGAAGAAAATAATGAAGAAAATCTTGACAGCGAACTAAAAGAAGAGCTTTCAAAACCTGCTGCTGATCCTATCAAGCACAATCCTGAAAGTAATTCTGATAAAGTTGAAATGACAAGATACTCAGAAAAAAGACGAGGTTCTGTAATGGATAACGTCTTAGATAAATTAATAAACAATTAAATTTTAAATAAAAATGGCTTTAAACATTACATCAACCTATGCAGGAGAGTTTTCTGGAAAGTATATCGCTGCTGCATTATTATCAGGTAACACTATCTCCAAAGGTGGGATAGAAGTTAGACCTAACATTAAGTATAAAGAAGTAGTTAAAAAAGTAGCAACTTCTGGTCTTATTGTAGATTCTACTTGTGACTTTACGTCAGCAGGTAATATAACTCTTACTGAAAGAATTATTCAGCCAGAAGAGTTCCAAGTAAACAATGAATTTTGTCTTACTCCATTTGTTTCAGATTGGGAAGCAGTATCTATGGGATATTCAGCATATGATAAAATCCCTGCTAAATTCTCAGATTTCTTAATAGCTCACGTAGCTAAAGAAGTTGCTCAAAAAACTGAGCAAAACATCTGGCAAGGTGCTAACGCTACAGCAGGTGAATTTGATGGTCTAGTAACACTAGCTCAAGCAGATGCTGATACTGTTAAGATCACAGGTACTACTGTAACTAACGCTAATGTAGTAGCAGAAATAGCTAAGATAATTGACGCTGCTCCAAGTGCTATTTACGGAAAAGAGGACTTAAAACTTTATGTCTCTCAAAACGTAGCTCAAGCATACATCAGAGCTTTAGGTGGATTTGCAAACGTCACAAATGGTGTTGACAATAAATCACAAATGTGGTATAGTGGTCAAGTGTTATCATTTGATGGAGTAAATATATTCCTAGCAAATGGTCTTGATGACAATCAAATGGTATTGGCTCAAAAATCTAATTTATATTTTGGAACTGGTTTAATG